TCAGTATGACCTTAATGACTGCTGATAAAACCGCCATTCATCTTCAATCATTTGTTTTAAGGATCGGACTTTTTGCCACTGGAGGACATCGTGTGCTTTGGTGGATACACTTCCAATCTGATCCAGTACAGGATATTCACAGCTTTCAACATCCACTGTATGTATTTCTGTATGTGTCGTTTCACCAATTAAGTTCAGCAATTTCAAAATGGAAATATGATCACCATAAATATCAAAAGCTTCACATGCATGATGCTGCATGCTTAACCACTGTAATGTTTTAGATACTGCGTCACAGAAATCAAGGACATGTAGAAAGCTGCGCTCCGCTGTTTTATCTTCTGTCTGCGCATGCTTGTGCAGTTCTATGAAGTCGCGCTGTGTTGAAGCCACCTGCATTGCAAGAGGAACAATATTTTTAGGTAATGGTGTAACAAACTCACCCAGTACACCATGTTCAAATGCACCCGCGATATTACCAGGTCTTAAAATGGCAACATTCCACTCATCGTCTGTACTGTAAGTATCCTGAATAATGGTTTCAACCATCTGCTGCGACTTCACATAGGGATTCTGGAACCGATAATTGAATTCAGTCGCTTCCGTCAACTCCAGACTGGATTGCCCATAAACAACAAGACTTGAAATATGCAGCAGGTTACGGGTTCCAGTACGCTGCATGGCGCGGAGCAGGCTCATGATACAACTGACATTATCATTATAATATTCAAGTGGTTTCTGAACCGACTCTTCAAGTGACTTAAAACTGGCAGCATGTATGACCGCCTGGATTGAATACTGCTCAAAGACTTTATTTAATGCCGGCGTATTTCTGACATCAATTTTGACAAAAGGAATATACAGACCAGAAATATATTCAAGCCTTTCAAGAGTCTGCAGACTTGAATTGGACAAATTATCAACAATAATGACTTCCTGACCCTGAGCCATCAGACTTAAAGCAATATGTGAGCCTATAAAGCCTAAACCACCAGTCACTAAAATCATTGTTTAGAATCTCCAATTGATTATCAGAACCTTATATCTTCATGGTGCAGATTTGGTGCTCACAGTTATTCAGTCTGATTTCAGAAACCTCAAACCCAGCTGAAACTCTCTTGTGAGCAGACGAACCACTAAGAGGTTTTACCTATTATCTTACAGCTTTAGAATATTGAGTATGTAGCAATTATGGTGATCAACTGTATTTTCTTTAACGATAAAAAAACCGCCCTTTCAGGCGGTCTTTTCTTATCCGATCAATCTGAATCTTTTATCTGATTCTGTCTCCAGCAGGAACATACGCTGGTAGTCATAAGCCGGCAGCTCTATGGCGTACTTTTTACACAGGTCATCTATGGCGCAGGACATATAGAACATATTGTCATTGAGCATGTATACAAGCTGAGGATTCAGTTTCCCCAGTGCCGGGCTGTGTGTTCTCCACCACGTCATAAACAGCTTTGAATGGGTACACAGTATACGGAGTGACTGATTGTCCTCTATGACTATGCCCGTTCCACTTTTAAGCTCCATGGTTTCAAGGTAGTCCACCGCATCCTGAAAATGTATGGCCAAGAGTTCACTGTAACGTGGTATACGGAAATGTCTGTTATGTCTGCTCCATAATTCTGTTCGGAGACTGATGATACCCCTGCACCGTCGATCAACAATTTCCTTCAGTTCCGCCTGCTGTCCTGCGTTGATCTTTACCCGAGTGCCGATATTCTGATGCTGTATTTCATTTTCCAGGACATCGAGTACCCATTTGCGGAACTCTTTAGCTATTGGTGTTTTCGCAAACATGGCGATCAAATGAGCCCCACGTAAAGAAAAGATACGTGTTTCTTTTTCACGTACACTTTCATTAATTCCATTGACCGTCAATTTGACGGTCAATGTCATATCAGAAGTAAATTCATCTGCCTTACGGTCATAAATACGTGAAACTGAATCTTCACGTGCATATCCTAAAGCGCGAGCAAGATCAGAGGATGTAATCCAAATTTGATCATCATTACGCTGAATTGGATGAAATTGCATTGCATTAAATGATAGACTGTTCATATCAATTATTCTCGAAAATGATTGGTAACTCGCCCCGTGATCCGCCAAGATTATTCGGGGCGTTTTTATATCCCTGCTAGGGATGTTTTAAATTTATTATTATCACACCCTATTGTCAATCCCTACTAGGGATATTATTATGATTTTAATAAATCGATATTTTGCAAGTGAAATAGATATGGGTAAAAACCTAGCAGATGTTGAATACAAAATGCGTATGACGCAAGATCTTAAAGATAAGATCGTTGAATCAGCAAAAGAACATAATCGATCGATGAATGCAGATATTATTGCAAGATTAGAGGATAGTTTTTTAAAGAAGGATAGTTCCGTACCTGCACGTTCCGATGTAAAAATTCTTCATTTAAAAAATGGTAAGAAGCGTGTTATTTACGGCAAGCTTGTCAATAATCTTAGCTTAGATTACACACAAGAACTTGATCAACTTCGTGACGATATTCATCTTGCTCTTGAGGTCTTAAGTGATTCTTCTTTTTGGAATTCATTAAAGTTTTTAGGTAAAGATGTTCTAGTCTACAAAGGCGATAATCATATTGATGTAGTTGATAATGGTGAAGGAAGTCTTGGGTGGTTGACAGTAGAAGATCATATCACTGATAAATATATGGAAAATTTGTATAGAAAAAGTGAAGAAAACTGACTTTCGTTAGATTTCATCTTAGTAATAGATAAATAATACAAAACATTCCAATAAATATGAAAATCTACTCAACTTGTGTAGATTGGCTTCTTATCGTTTTGATGATTTCATATATAACTTTTTTATCAATAAGATATTTTCGTAATGCTAAGAAATTTCTTTCAGGTTCTTGGAGTTTAATGACAAAACTCTCAATAACCTGCTCCAGTTTTGCAGCACGTCTACTTTTATTTTTTTCTCTAAAAGCAATAGTTACCTCTTTTTTAAAGTCATCTATAATTGTTCTTCTTTTATCTTTTAATTTTACTCTATTAAGATTACAAATATTAATCGTATGTCTAACTCTAGGATGATTTGCTCGAATTTTTCCATTATGAAAAAATTCTAAATATGGATATGGATCAAAATTTTCAACATTAATAATTTTAGGATTTTCAAACTTATCGTAAATATATGATAAATTATTTATAGACAATATTTTTTTTGCACTAGGTTTAAAAGCAGCTTTAACAGAACTCTCTATACTGAAACTTTTATTCTTTCCAGTATTACAAAAAAAACAAGCATATAATAGATTATCCCAACTATACGCTAACCAATAGTATATTTTTTTTGGCCTATAGTGTTCAACATGTAATAACTCTTCATTAGACTCGCAATAAGCACACTTTCCATAATAAATTAAATTTAAAGCATTTTTTATATCTTGAATTTTATATCTATCATTGTATAGACTTTCATCTTTATAATTTTTAAAACTTATTAATTCCAACCTTCTTTTATGAGTTGTTCTCGCTTTTGTTCGATCATGGCTAACCAAACTATCTAGTTGAGAGTTTAACGAAGGAGGAATTTTGTCTAAGTCTTTTTTAACTTTCATCATTTTGATATTTACTCAAAACATTATCGATTAAAAAATCAATCTCATCATCACTCATAAACTTTCTATCTTTTTTACTTTCTTCAAGTTCCAGACAAACTCTTTCGTAAATTTTTGACATTAAAAAATTTTCACTAGTATCAGCATTATTATTATCTTGATCTAGTCTAGCAGACTCCAAATCGAATAATGATGAAGTTACTAAAGTATTTAACATCATATTATTTAAATCTTTACGATAATACTTATCAGTAATACGAGTTACGCCATCATCATTTCTAAAAACTCTAAAAATAATTGCATCATCAGATGCACCTTGAATAATAGTTGGGCTATGCGTAGTAAAAATAAATTGAATATTTTTAAAGATTGATCTCAGCTTTGATACTATTGTTTGTTTCCATTTTGGATGCAAATGTAAGTCTATTTCATCAACAACAACGATTGCTGAAGTTTGAAAAATATCGCTGTTATCACCAGATATCTTTTGCAATCTGAACAATAGATCAACAACAAAAATTGTAATACTTTTGAACCCTTCAGAAAGTTGATCAAACTTTAGCCCTTTTTTATTTTTTTCTTCAAAAAATAGCTCGGTTTCTTTCAATTCAATATTTACTGTTTTATCAAGAAGTTCAAACAAGGTCTGTTTAATAAATTCAATACTAACACCAGCATTATTCATATTTAGTAATGCTTGATCTTTTATCCATTGTTCAGGACTAATTAAAGTTTCATTAGAATCAAATAAAGACATGAACCCATATTGTTCATAATTTTCTGCTGAAAATCTGCCACGATGAGTTCCATAGGTAAAGAAATTAATTAAATGCTTTGAATTTCCATTTGTATCTTTTCCAGATAAAATTAATTTTTGGTTATCATTAATTATATCTCTAATTTTTCCTGTTTTTTCTTGATCAGTATGATCAAAAATATAGTCCTTATTAAATGTCAAATACATCGCCATTAATATCAAGGACTTACCATCACCATTCTCACCAACAAAATAAATCTCTTTCGATTCTTCAAAATCAAGCTCAATCTCTTCCTCAATAGAGTAAAATTGATTTATTTTAACTTCCTTTAGATGTGGAAAATTTACATTTTTATTATTTATAGAAAATGATGATTCTTCAAGCCAATTTCTAAATACCTCATTATCACAACAAAAACATTTATAGAGCTCAAGCTCCTCAACTAAATTATAGTAATTGTCTTCGGTCACTTCAGTAGTTAATGAAATTATATTTAACCGATCCATTAATAATTCTTTAAATAATGCACCAACCTTCTTATTTAATAGAATAGTAGAAAAATCATAAGGGACTTCTTTTTCTCTTCTAAAAATTGGCTTAGCTGCCTCCGACTCAACTAAACAACTGCGAATATTAGTATTCTGTTTTGTTGTCCGTTCAAAACTAAAATTACCCATCATATTTAAAGATGAGGATTTTTTAAAAACATCTATTACTTCATGATGCGTGAGTATCAGAGAGAACAATCCAAATAACTTTTTTTCTTTGGGGTATTTTAAAATTTCAAACCAATAGAAAGGCAAAGCTTCAATATCTAAATTTTCAACTCCTAAAAATGCCTTTAAAATAGGAGTGTTAATTTTTGGAGTCCCTGCTTTAGCAGCCTCTATATAAGAAATAAGAGTATCTTTGTCGAAAAGTAAATCTAAAGTCTGAACAATATCATATTTCGTCCAAGACGTTTTTAATCTAGTAATATCATACCTCATAGATCATACCTTATTAGCAATAATCAATATTTCATTGACATTGATATTTTTCCCACCAGTTCGACCAAGCCTGCTATGTAAATATTCCATAGTCTGAATACTTACATCATAAGATTCTCCAAAAGTGTTTTGTGCAAGAGCCAATAAACTGTTTAACTCTATAACACCTGCATCACTGTAGCTCAATACCATAGCTGAACCTTTCTCTTTAATTAAAGAGAACATTTTTTCAAAAGCATTGCTAGCCTCACTTTTTTTACAAAAAGGTGATTGATGACGATCTTGTCTATATCTCCCCTTAAACTTGACCTCAGGGTAGTCGTACTTAACTAAAGTTTCCAACACATGATAAAAACGTGAATAATGCACACTGCCATAAGGAGGATCAGCATATATTATTGAATTTTCATCAGATTTCTCTAACAACTCATCAAAAGACAATGTAAAACTTTCGAATGGTTTATTATCTGCACGATTATAGTTAAGTAGCTGATTCAACTTTGATAAAAATAACTCAATAACTGATTTAACTCTATATAAAAGGATATCTTTAAAATTTTTATCATCTTTTACATCCCTATACTGAGCAAAATGCCCAGTACTGGGTGAAGAATACGACATTGCAAACATTAAAGAACTTAAAATCAACTCATATACTGTAGTAGAACGATATTGCTGAGCAATACGATATATAGAATCAATATACAAACATTGCTGGAATGACCAATATGTTCCAGAGTAATTTTGTACAAATAAGTGATTATCTTTCTTATTAAATTTTTTTAATAATAACTGTCTCTCTGATTGTTCAATTTCCAAATAATCATCTCGACTAATATTTGCCCCATAACAAAAATCTACATCGTACTTTTTCTTAAAAAAAGCGACATATTGTTCTACTTGCTCTACAAATATATCAACATTAATATCATTTTTTTTTACTTTTTTTAGATATGACTTTCCAAGTACTGTAGAGTACTCTTGTACATCATTAATTACCACTTCATAGCTGCGATTCAAGTGCGCGGACACGATACATGTACCTGCAAATAAATCGTATACTTTTCGACTTCCATCACAATTGATTTTATTAATATTATCTACAATAAAATCAATAATATTAGCCTTAGAGCCCATGTATTTTATCAAATGAGGCGGTACATCTTCTCTTTGAAATGTATGAGCTAACTGCATAAAGAAACCTAACAAAAGAACTTGGATTGTGCGTCTACTTGGCATGTTAGCATAGTATCTTTTTAATATCTAAACCTCACGTTATAGCTTGATCAAAAAATAAGAAATTAATTTTCCCCCTATCCGTTTTGAAGTTCACTTCATTCAGGTTTGTGTAAAAAATGTGCTGACTTCTCTACACAGCAGCAGGCTCAGAAGTGGTATGAACAAAGGAAAAATTCAGGACAGACGGGCTGGAAAAGTTTAGACCGCGATGGCGATGGTCAGGCATGTGATTGTCTGCCAGGTGGAAATGGGAAGAAGTGCCCTAAAAAGAGGAAATAAAGCACCACACGGCGCTCTATTTATACAAAATCTTGAACCAATTTCTTAATGACTGGTCTCTGACGCTGACTTGCGTTCCATAAATCATGCTGCATCTGCAAATTCAACCAGAACTCAGGTGAAGTTTCCAAAGCCGCACTTAAACGAAGTGCCATATCAGCCGAAATGCCAGTATGACCATTTAGAATACGGGACAGATTTGCCCGGGTCACACCCAACGCTTGAGCAGCCTCAGTCACTGGAGTTTCACCAATATATTCCCGCAACATTTCGCCTGGGTGGGGTGCATTAAACATCATATTCATGATCATAACTCCTGAACTGAAAACTTAGTGATAATCCAAATAATCCACAATGTAGACATCACCATCCTCAAATTTAAAAATTACCCGCCAATTACCATTTACAGTCAGTGACCATTGATCCTGCAGATTGCCGCTTAATTTATGTAAACGCCAATTCGGGGGTGTTCTTAAATCATTCACTGTAGACGCTGCATGTAATGCGGCAAGTATTAAACGCAATTTGGAAGAATGTGCGGCCTGAATACCTGCTGTTGTGCCTGTCTGGAAAAAAGCCTGAAGACCTTTATGTTTAAAACTCTTAATCAAGCTTCAGCATCCACATGTATAGCGTATATATACAATATACACAACAAGGCAAAATATGTCTATAAAAATCCTTACCGTGTAGGAATGCAAAGAAAAAGAGAAATTAGTATCTGAGTAGCTCAGCCCTTTCGTCTTATGTCTAAATACTACAATGTAATAAAACTATGTAAGAGCGTAAGAATCCTATCGTCTTTGTAGCCCTTCTATTGCAAACTCAGATATCAATTATGTTTTCCTATAGGCTGAATATTCAATCACATTTAAATAGGACAGTAATCCAATGACTACTATTAATGTTGAAAATATTAAGAGCCATGCAGATGTTATCGCTTCCTGTGGCACCAAAGTCGGTGAAGTCGACCACATGCAAGGTACAGATCAAATTAAGCTGACAAAGCATGGGGATGGACATCACCACCTGATCCCTGTTTCATGGGTTGGTGAAATCACTGACAGTAAAATTGTACTCAACAAAGATTCACAGGAAGTTAAAGATACCTGGGTACAAATTTAAATAATGAAGCCCTCTGGAGAGGGCTTCTTTGAATCATGTATAAGAAGACTGCATACGTTCTAATCAGGATCTATGCCTGTTTTGAACATTTTGACTGGATGAAATTCATTGCCTCAATTGTCTTTAAAACTGATTTATCATCCAAATCACTATTAAAGCTGAAAACTACAACACTTCCATTTTCTTGGGGGTTCCATCCTCTGACCAGTTTGACATATTGCGTATAAAAAACATTACCAATCGCAATAATTCTTAATCCACTGGAACTGTCATTAGTAAAACCTTTATTTAACTTTCGAGCTTTACTCCAATCAATTACAACTTCTTGTCTCAGGTCAATCTTATGACCACTGTAACTTACACTGCTACCAATCTGAAGATATTTGGTAAGACAACCCTGGCTTGAAAACTCTACAATTGTTGCGTTTTTATTGCCAATAAACCCATTGAGATCATAACGCTTCTGTTTCTCTACGAGATACTTTTGAGCATCTTCGATAGTACTGAATTGCTGTTTTGTTTCAGCATACACACTGGCTGAAGCAGTAATCATTCCAACAATCAACATTGCAGATAATATTTTCATATATTGTTATCCTGAAGTTAATTGATAATAAATTATGAAATTAATGACTTTTAATGCATTAAAAAGTAATTCCATCCCACCATCCACGAACATCTCTATTCGATGTATACGAAGCTGTACTTCCTTCCCTCAGCATAAAATTACAACTATAGACCTTAGCATAAAGTCGTCCTAAAGAACGGTGAGTCAGAAAATTGGATTGTACAGTTCTACCTTGACTGCAACCCGATAAGCTTAGGGCTTCCGATACCGTGTCATAGGAACTTGATGTCCTTTGTGTTGGTCCATCACAATAATATCTCCCTGAATCGGACAACCAACAAACAGCAATTGCCGTTTTAGGAGATTCAGCCATAGCCTGTGATGAACTGAAAAATAATGAATAAATAATTATTGCAGTAATGTATTTTAGAATTTTCATTTTAGTACCCTCTTAAAAAAATAATAATTCTGAATTTTCATTCATAATTCAATACGGTACATTATTAAATAAATTTTAATATACCCTAATTGGGGTATTCAAATATTCAAAGCCTTGCAGCACATGCTCTATCTTCCAAAAAATCAGCCCGATAAAAAAAGAATCTGGGTACTTTTATCACTTTATTTCCCATTTTTTGTAAGCATTTTCCAGCTTTATATCATAACTGTTCTTTGCATATGCAATCCCGTTATAGCCACGTGCAAAGGATTTCCAGTCCTTACTCTTCAGAGCATTGATCAGATTATTCACTTTGATATATCGACACATGGCTTCAAGCTGTGAAGCTTCGTCTTTATACATTGCATTAATGAATGTCTGAAGCGATTGATATCCAAGCACCGCCCAGTGATAGCCCATCACCTGACCAATGCCCCAGCTGGCTGATTCAAGTGCTGAAGTCCGGTGGTATTGAGCTGCTGCATTTAAACGTCCATGCTGAGCCGAATACAGTCCATAACCACCCGATGTTTTGCTACACAGATCAGGGCGTTTAACTATCATTTCATTCAGTATCTCTGTCTGCTTACTGGCAATCAAACGCTGACGCATGACATGTCGCTCAAACAAAATGACAGGTGTACCATCAACATTAAAACCCGAACCCTTGCATTCCACTTCTATCACGGCGCGTAAAACAGCAACTTCAATACCAAGCTCAGCAGCCTGTGCTGCTATCTGTCCCACAGTCAGTTTTTTGTTCATTTTACTTTCCTTCAGGCATAAAAAAACCGCCTGGAAGGCGGTATAAACTTTGAATCTGGAATTTGGTTACATAGGCACTAAGCCATCTGCCACAACTCATAATATTCCTGAATATCCGAGTTTAAAAACTCATCATTTTCAGCATCATAATTGAATGGCTTGTTTTCGAGAATATCTGCACTGTTCACTGAAATCAAGTATTTATTTAAGAACTTCTTAAAAGACTCAATCTTCTCAGGAAAAGTATTTTCTTCATCCCATAAAATTGTGTCCATCTCAAAATCCTTAATACATAACAAAGTTTGCGCATTATATTGATAACAAACCAGCTAATCAACACTTTAAAGTGAATTAAATCACAATATTAACTGTGTGCTATTTAATCACACCGCTCTTATTCATTTAGCCATTAACAAATTCAGCATTCATTCCGCCTTACATTTGTTAAAGACAATTAAAAACTGTCCTTTATGTTTTTGCAGATCAGGTAACTCAAAAGCAAAGAAGGAGTCAGCTTCCACGTGTCAGTTCAGGCTTTAATAGCAGCAATAATTTCAGGCAATTTCCAGATTAAAACCGGTATTGAAAACAGTATTAAGAAAGCCAGTATCGTTTGCCACAATCCGTATTTTTCTATAGACACTTTCATAAGCTCCTTGATGGGTTTAAAAAGCCTTGATGTTTGCCGCATCGAGGCTTTTCTTTGTCAGTTTTTAAAATCATCTTTTGCTTTTTTCAGCTCTTTCACGACATCAATAATCGTTCTGCCTTCCTGACCGTCAATAAAATTGAACGTCCACCTGACAATTGCCCAGCCTGGTAGTCCACAGACAAAAAAGAAACCGCCCAGAGCGATCACTCCCCATATATCGGTAATCCATTCATGCAGTCCCCATCTGACGATAATGAAAGCTCCACCTGTCAGACTTGAAACCACCGTACAGATCAGACCCACTGCCCATTCCTGCGGTGATCTTGGAAAACGCATCATCAGCACAACAGTTGCAACCATGGCTATTGCCAGTGTCGTAACAATCAGCATCCCGTAAAATTTCAGAAATGCTGCCACCCCACTTGTAGAAACCGGTTCCATAAAACTCCCCCTGTATTTTATTTTCAGCAATAAAAAAGCACCCTTTCGGATGCTCTGGAATCTGAAACACTTCAGATCTGAATACCTTTGAGCTGCATCAGTTCAGAACGTATCTGTGCTGCCCATGTTTCAAGTTCCGCTTTAGTGAAACCTTTGCTGTACAGGCAGGCATAAACCACATCGGTATCTGCAACCCAGCCCAGTGGTGATGACTTCACTGAATAGCCGACTCCAACTGGATTGTCTGTAATATTCACGAGGTCAGGAATTGCCCTTGAAAGAAAAATATCCCGACCTCCCTGCAGATTGGCATATTCCTGACTGTAGGATGTGGCACTGTTTTTCGTTGCTGAATATACAAGCAGTACATATTCACCGTTAACGTTGGTACTCTGCTGACCGAATGCCAGTCCAACACCACCAGGAACACCTGCATATACATCTCCACGGGATGACATCGTGGTTCCATGCTCCTTGCCATCTGCTGCCTGGGTTTTATCAACGAAGTCTCCCATCAGAAAGCCCATCCCTGGAGTTTTCTGAGCAACAACCAGAAAGGTAAAGCTTTCCGGCTTCAGTATTCCTGTGTTTATATAGTTTGTCTGATTGAACTTAAGTCCATGTTGTCCCTGCACCGGCGATCCCATCATTTCAGAATACAGACCCGTTGCAAAATTATATGCACCATGATCTTTCAGGGCATAGCCGGCAGCGAGTCCATCCTTAACCAGCGAGGGTAAAAGCATGAGATCTGTCAGCCGTTTGTACTGGGGACCCGATGGCAGTACTGCATTAATTTTCAGATAACCGTTCATTTAAAGCTCCAGAAATGATTTATATATTTTCTTTGCAAGGCGGTATGCGCCTGCCTGGCTGACATGCAGGTTGTCATTCCACTGACCCTGTGCGTTTTCAGATTCAAAGCCTGCCCAGTCGTCATACATGTTGTAGTACTCCGCTCTGATCTGTGGTGCTAAAAGAAAGACCATTTCAGTGAAATCCACGAGGGGTATTGGTGGTGTGGCCACATTGGACTGTGCCGGTGCAACGACAATGCAGGCACAGCCGGGTGATGCACTTCGGTACCCATTGATGATCCGGGCAATACCATTGGCGAAATCAGCAGTTGAATGCCCTCGCCTGTAGTCATTTGTACCCAGCATGATAATGACTACATCAGCACCAATAAATTCTGATAAATTGGCCTGAGCACCGGGTGAAATTTTCAGATAATCACGACCAGTACAGTTCCCGTTACCCAGCTTATTGACTTCGACACCTGCCCCTGTAGTTTTCCGCATGTGCATACCCCAGAAACAGATTTCACCACTTTTCACGGTCAGTACCACGGATGAAGTCCCGGACAGGTTAATCATCAGTCTCTGTGCAGCATCCACTGTAACCTCAGTCTCAGCGGATCCATTGACTGAATAACTGAACACACCACCCGTATTTCCAAAAAACACACTCAGCTCATTTCCTTTACTCAGATTTCCAAGTGTAATTTTTGAGCCTGCTGTACTGCTGGTTCGAGTAAATCCATCAGGACCACAGCCATAGGGAAATGCAGCTGCACCATTGTCCATATCGTTAATGATCCATCCGCTGGAATAAGTGATTGTGATGCCATCCAGCATATTCCGTTCAGCTCCCAGATTGATCCAGCCTGAACCTGCTTCACCATATTCAGCTCTCAGCAGTTTGATCAGTTCACCTGTAATCACACTGTGCTCTGTCCAGCTGTCACCAGTAATGGCCACCCGGAGCTGCTGAGCTGCACCGGTTTTAATTTTTGCTGCTTTGGCTTTCCACTGAAACAGTGATGTTCCATCTGATACGATAGGTCTGAGACTGACGACACTGGTCAGATATTTTGTCTGAAGATAGCGTCTGTTCAGCAGCTCGACCGCTTCATCAGACAGCCCTGCAAAACCCAGTTTGCCATCTTTAATCCATACCGGAATATTTCCATCCCGATCCACAGCCATGGGCACAAGTGAACCTGAGGATGCTTTTCCAATAACAACACTGTCAGCAAAATCCAGAGCACCTTCTTCAAGCCATACAGGAATATATCCTTCAGCATCCACAGCCAATGGAATAATGCGGCTTGAAACTGATGTCCCAACGCGGTTATCCGTATATTTATTGGCATTGATTACAGCGGTCGCAGCTTTCTGGTCTGCTTCTGCCGATGCTGCAATTATCACTTCATCATCCAGCTCCTGAGCTCTGGATACCGCCTTATCAAACTCACTCAGCCCCGTATCTGTCCATACTGTTCCATTCCAGTACCAGATTTTGCTGGTATCCATTGCTTTAGCCGCTTTCTTGGCTACTGTAGGTCTGGAGGCTTTCAGTGCGACTTCCGTCTGAAACGGTTCAAAACCACCTGTGTCCATCAGCAGACGGATATATCCAGCCATGGTCAGTGACTGACGGCCAAGCCTGGAGGTGATCACTTTTTCAGTATCTTCATCATTATTGAAACTCTGAATATGCTGGCAGTCCTGGATTGTTTCCTGCACCGTTTTTACGATTTCGTTTGTCATATTCCACCCATAAAAAAACCCGCTGAATGCGGGTGTATGGTTAAGCCTGTTTTAAACAAGATTTTTGATATAGTCCTTATCATTTGCGTAATAACGACTGTCATAGTTGATTGCGGTAATCTGACTCTCAAACTGCCCGGATGAACTCTTTTCAGTAATCAGAAAAGCTTCACTGTTATTTTCTGATTTCAGTGTGACCGAATACTTTGAGCACCCATATCCTGTGATTAATGGCATGACAGGCATTCGTTCAAGCACCAGCTCAAACTCACTGTTACCCTGTGTTACGCGCATGGTTTCAACAGATCTGTTCACCAGCTGCAGGTGAATGACATACTGAAGATCTGCATCAAGACGTGCAGGCTGAGATATCCTGATCTGCTGTCCTGACCACTCAGTAATATCACCATTTGAAATCACCTGAGCTATACGGTCGTCTGCAACAGAAATCCGGTCATTCAGGGTAACCAGATCAGCTTCACCGTATGCCGTAAACTGCACAGTCTTTCGATGAAACTGAATTCTGTTCCATGTCCGGTGTGCGATGAAATGCGCCTGCAGGTGGTTGGTTACACCTTTCAGTTCAACTTTTTTGGGATTTGAAATCAGATCACTGGGCAGCTTCAGACGTTTTTCAGTCCAGTTGTCAGCAGGATCCACCCATACCACTTCCACACCATCAAAATCACGGTTGATTCCAAAGTTCCTGGTCCGTGTCTCTGAATAAGGTTTTTTATTCCTGTGGTTGAACAGAATACAGGAGTCTGGATTTTCAGATTCAAACTGCAGGTAGATCTGATCACTTTCACGGCGAGCTGAGGATCCGACACATAACGCGATCTGAGCAAGGGTTTCTTCATAAGAAGTATTGCTCTGGTCAAAGGTATAGTTAAATTCAGTCGCCTTGTCCGTCCCAAAATATTCTGCAATCTGCCTTGAGGTTTCATACAGGCCGACCGTATCGAGTGTTGTTATTTCTCTCCGACCGATCAGCTTATCCGTATGAAGTGAACACACAATATCTGCAAAGTCTGATGAAGCATGAGCCGTCGGTGACTTACTTCCATCTGCATAACTGTGAACCTTACGGGCAGCCGTACAGTTCAGCTGTCTTTCCTTCACTGAAAGAGCACCATCCGTGGCAACGGTTCTTGAACGGATCAGTGTAACTTCAGGGTAGTTCAGTTTCTTTAAGCGGGAACAGGCATAGATGGATTTCAGCTTCAGATCATTCACTCTTGAAGTCTTACTGGACACCCAGACATCACCACCTTTTCTGACTCTGATACGGACACCATGAACAAATGCAGCAGGCAGAGCAAAAATCTGTGAAAGCCCGAATCCGTATGTTTTGAGATCCCAGCTGGTAAAGTGATGTTCATATACCTGTCCGACCGGAGCACCTGTCACATCAGTTTCCTGATACTCCACTGCATAAACCACGTTATAGCTGTAGTTTTTGCCGTTAGTCCCGACTGAATACATCCCTTTAGGGAAATAAAAATTAAGAATCAGCTGATCAATTTCATCATGGTTGATATAAAACCATCCGAGCCAGTTATCCGTGGGTTTTGAAAGCTCAATCACGGCTTCTGTAATATGTCTTCCCTGAAGTTTATCCCATTCAGGCTGTAAAGCTGAGGGAATACTGAGCACCAGATATTCAGAAGTCACATTCAGTATGGTCGGATAAGTCCCTGTAATATTGATTGAAGCCGTATTGGCTGTAAGCAGGGATGATATCGTGGCATGACTGTCACTGCTGAGTCTGAGCCAGTTCGGATTGATGTCTTCATAATCTTTAAGAACAACCTCATAAGCAGCACCATCCTGTGAAATACTTTCAACATCATAAAGACCCGCAAGATCAATCATGCCGTTCACAGCATCATCCACCAGTAAAGTATTGATCTGAATTTTTCTGAAATTTACTGCATCCGGAATATCGTTAGATACCGTAACTGTCAGTATTCCTGTTTTCTTAACAGCTGAATGCCCAGAAAGGACTTCATCCTTACTCAGCAGTGGCTCTGCATCCACAATGACGGATTCACCCACTGTAAATTTTGCATTCAGTCCGCCCCCGACCAGGTAGAGTCTGTTTGGCCACTGAGGATACATGGTTCCTTCCACAGCGGTATCAATAACCGGCTGTGACCATGCTTCCATGGTCTGTCCTGTTACTGCTGAAGATTTCTTAGCCACCAGTGGTGCCTGGCTGAATCCCTGTCCTATCTGTACCTGAGGTACACCTGTCAGCGACTGTCCGGGACTGTAAACCGAAGCCGCAAACCCATCAATGGTCGCACCATAAGTCTCTCCATCTCTGATATCTGAAATCTCAAATGCTCCACGCCCGATACACATCAGGCATTCCTCTATCTCTGTCCCATCTTCCCGATAGTAAAGAACAGGAGGAGCAATCAGATCAGGTATTGATTTCACTTTTCCAAAGATATCCGGCACACGTGCATTGATCCTTTCACGGTTCATACGGTTGGACAGCTCATTATTGCCTGACTTCTGATTCAGCTGAGGTGTTTCAGGCATATTCATATAGGTATGAACCGCCATACCTACGGACAGTACCAGCGAGACTACAGCCAGAATCGTTGCAGGTTCACCTGCACAGCAGACAATATCAAAATCATGCTGTGTAGACAGCATCTGAAGACCTGCTCCATCCACATGATTTGCAGGTGTCACATCATTCTGCTGACATGCAGGGCGTAAAAAAATCCGCGCTTGCGGATATTTCTTTCTGACTTCTTCAAATACTTTCAGAACATTGTCTGATCTGACATGCAGGATGCCGTCATTCGCATCCAGCGGATTGGTGATGATACGCAGTCGGCTCATAATATCGGATCCGTTTATAAAATTTTCTCACTGAAATCACCGGCAGAAAATGCACACCCAGCTCTGTCAGATGCAGGACACAGCCCTGATAAAACAGACCCACATGAGATCTGCCCTTTGCATTGGTCATCAGTACAATTGAACCATTGATGGGAACAGATACCTTTCTGTTATGGGTTGCAGTATGCCGTGAAGTCCGTAAAGACTCATGAAGATTACCTGTCAGCCCTACAAAACTGTCTGAATAATTCTGGGTAAAAAGATACTCAGCTGCTTCAATCACAAAATGGACACAATGATAAGTCTCTGCGTCATACTGCCTGTCGAGCAGCACATCTATACTTTTCATCAGAAGAATGCCTTTAAACTTGGAAATTCATCCACGGTGTAACGCATGCCGGTACCATTTGAATTGGCTTTGGATGTGGCTGCCCTGAACGTCGTTCCCTGATAATCACTGCTTTCATCATCCACAAACAGACCATTGATCACCCATAGTGGATCATTCAGATCCTCTGAAGAATATGCTCTGTAGATCAGCACAGGACGTTCACGACTGTCTGCATCTTCAAGCATTTTCAGCAGACTGGGTACATGCTCCCCAAGATCACCCACGGTCACTGATATGGACTGATCCAGATCATTTGCAGCACCGCCTTTTTTGATCTGCAGGGGCATGAATGTATAGAAAGCAGACTCACCATTTTCATGGATTACAGTTACACCGTCCGTATGATTCAGTACATACCTTAAAGGCTGACTCCATAAGCTGTGGCTGATTTCAACACATTCCAGCATGACAGCCGATGGAGAAGCATCAAGATAAAATTCATTCAGTTCTGCCATATGCCCCTCACTGTTCCAGGTACAGACTCATTCGCCAGTTTCTCCAGCAGGAGTTTAGCCTGAGGGTTCATACCTGAATTCCAGTAATCAATAATCATATCGTCAATATCCGCAGGTCTGTGCAATGGCTTCACCCAGATCTGAAATCCATACTGCACAATCTTTCCGCTTCTGGTCTGTTCAACCGGTGGCGAACCCACGGCGAAACGACATTCGTGTTCTTCCAGCGCATAGGCATCTGTCTGGATTGCCCAGAGCCAGTTTTCAGGTTCACGTTGTTTTTTACGCCAGAATGCCCACAGATAATCTCTTTCAAGGGATGTTCTACAAAGCACAGAAGCCGTCACTCTGTGTACGGATCCTATAAAAGTACCCATCTGCCTGGGCATTCCACCCAGTAACTGCTGTTCAAGCAACCTATCACCTGGTACAAAACCATATCCCGACTGGAGTGGACACAGCATGAATTTATCCATAATTCTGACCCATTAAAAAACCTCCCGAAGGAGGTCTGCTTTTAAATTCGTGAAATCGACTGATACTGTTCAGTACATTTCCTGTTTCGCTTTATGATAGCGGGTAAGAGCCGTATACAGCTTTTCATCACGCACATCATACTTACTGTCTCCATCCATCATGTTTATGCTGGCTTTCATACCAAGTGTAAAGCTGGGCTGACCAGCATCAACCATCCGTACATATTCATTCAGTACATTATCTTTACCATTATCCATAGTACCGTACAGGTATACATCCTTCAGTTCAGGAGATCTGTGATCGTTATTAAGTCTATATAAATACCTGCATTTATACTTTCCTGTCAGATCATTATCTTTATTTTTGTTCATACCATAGTTGATTACGATCAGCATTTCCCTGAATCGACTTCCATTATTGATCACTGTTTCCATAATCTTGCCATCTTCAATGATCTGATCACCAAATATTTTATAAACATTATCAATCGTCGGTCTCCCAACATACACAGCAACATTATTGATATGAGCAGTCTGCATGGAGGTATTCAGACGGCTACTGCACATCTCATACCCCGTATTGATTACTTTTTTTTGCAAACCTGTAGTGTTCTCAGTACATCCACAAAGACAGATAATCATTGTTAAAAATAATATTTTTTTCATTTTAAAGTACCAGTAAATTTCACACAAAATATCAATTTCGTGACATGTTTAACATTATACTTTTTATTAATATTTTTTGAGTCAGATCTGATCCTGATATACATATCGGGTTCAGATCTGACTGCAATTATTTTCTTCCCTGGTTCAGAAACTCACCGTCTTACTCCTGCTGTTGTATTTGCTCTCAGTTGCTTACTTTCAAATGAGTTTGGATTACTCAGTTGAATCCATGACTGCTTTGCTTCCTGTTGAGCCACCTTCTGCACAATATCAATAGTCACTGAACCGTCACTTCCATGCGACTGTTCTGCGGTGTAACCCTGAGGGACGTTGATATTAATATTCACACCATCAGGCCTTTTATTCGCAAGATAGCTGGTCAGATCCTTGTTCTGTTGTGGATTCAGTACACGTTCACCTCCATCGAGCAACCAGGTGCCTTCTTTGGGTACATTCGCAATACCATCATGTGCCATACCTGTCAGTGCAACTCCCTGAATCGCTGACATCAGATCATTGGTCTGTATGACCGTTGCAGCTGCAGCTCCAATTTTCTGCAGTAAAGTGACATTGGATGGATCATTCCATGCAGCAAGCACAGCCCCTTTTGCATTCAGTAAGGCACTTGAGAAAACAAAACCTTTCTGAAGTGCAAAGGCAAGTCTGTAGGAGGCTGATGATTTTTCTCCATAACTCTCCAGTAATGAACCCATCATCCCAAACATTGCACCATAGCCCGCTAAAGTGGCAGCCTGGGATTGATCCCTTACATCCTGCAGATTCTGCTCATACTGAACATCAAGTGCATTTTTCTGAGTCAGATATTCTTCATGTGCTTGTAAAAGTGCTGCATAACGTTCGTCATCTGAAGTGTAGACATCATTGGTCATAATGTTCTGTTCAACCGATGTTCTACTGTTCTGCAAGTCAAGCTGTGCTTTACTCCTGTCTCTCGCCAGACTCCATTCAGCAAAGTCCTGCGGCGACATGCTGGCCTTAGCCATAATGTCTTCCGAATTCCCAGAAAGACCCTGAATCTGAGCATTCATGCTCTGCACAGCATTAAGTTGTTCAAACTGCTTCTGCAACTGAACTTTTCTGAACTCTTCCAGGTCTTGCTGATACACAGCCTTTTGCAGTTCAAGGTATTTCTGCCGGCTGGTATCATCTACGCTATATGCTTCTTCAATCTCCCTGATTGCCTCTGAGTTATCCAGTTCAATTTTCTGAAGATCCGTGGCATACATCCTGTAAATACTGTTCCGACGTTTATTCAGGTCTTCAGCCAGGCGCAACATTTCATCATTGCCTTTACCAATCAGTTCCACTTCACCCTGAACGTCTTTCCATGCCAGTTTTGTACTTTTCCCAAGTACTGAAACATGAAGATGGCCACCTGTAGCCCGTTTCGATGGATCCTTATACTCATTCAGTATTTTGACTGAATACCCGTAGCGTCTCGCAACATCCTCAAGGACTTTGACAGCGCTTTCAGCTTCTTTGGCATTCTTCAGTGTAAAGTCAAATGCATTACCAGTAGCATGCCTGCTGTTTGTTCCCTTGTGATAACGATCATTGAAAGCGGTAAAACGGTTGAGTGAATTGCCCAGTGCAGAATTCGCTAGTTGTGCAAATTCAGCGGTATAGCCTCTGATCTGACCACCGCCCACAGATTCAGATGATTTGATATTCAAACCACGTAAATGTGAATTGGAGACCAGTCCATTTCCCAGACCATCAAGCAGCTTTTTCTGTTTCTCAAGCTCTCTGTTGGTTTTTGCCACACCTGCAGTCGCAACAGCTGCTCCCGATTTAGCCTGAATTTTATAACGTGCTAAAGCATCTTCAGCACTGGTGTTGCCTTTTTTCTGAGTAGCGATAAATTCGTTATATTTTTTCTCCGCTGCACCAAAGCCTTTTGTAATGGCATCTGTACGGGCAATCGTTTCAGCATCAATTGCCCTCATAGAGTCTTCCCATGCCATCTGTTTGGAAGCATTTGAGGATCTTTTATTAAACGGATCCGAAATCATGTCCACACCTGCAGCAACAGAAACACTGGCTTTCTGTACCCATGATCTGAGCGTAGTCCAGGTGTTTCCAAGTGCATTCAGTTCTGCAATAGTGGCTCGCCATTTTTCTACCAGAAAATCTGAAGTAAGTCCGAATGAATCTGCAATACTTTTCATTTCAGAACGGGCATCACCACCAAAGATACTGAATGCCACACCAAATCCTGCCAGCCCTGCTTCAATTGCACCAGAAGATATCAATGCTGTGAGGCCCTGTATTCCATCACTGGCAAGATCAACCCCATCCCTCATTAATTCGCCCACACCTGCGCTTGAAATCGCAAGGTACAGATCTTTCCAGCTGTCTTCCATATTGGCAATGGAACCATCCAGAGAATCCATCCGTTTGGCCATTGAACCTGCAAATTCATTTTCCCCGATTTTCATCAGGTACTCTTCAATTGAATCCGCACTGTTTTTTACAGTAGTGGTTGTTCCCTGAAAGGTAAAAGCAACGTCTTCGCTCTGTTTACTTGCCTTAACACCAAATTCTTTCAGTCGTTCAAACTCTCCAGTGGAAGCATCCGCTACAGCTTCAATAAACTGCATCAGGTCTTTACCCATTGCAGCTGCAGTATTTCCGTATGATCTTAACGCCCGCTCTGATGGGGTCAGTCCCAAATTGACCAGTTTGGTAAAGCCTTCAACTGCCTGATCCATACTGTATGGCGTTTCTTTGGCAAACTGTGAAAGTGCAGCATAAGCAGTTCTAGCATTCTCAGCAGACTTCGTTGCCGTTTCCAGCCCCGCAATCTGAACATCATAAGCCCGCTGAGCACCCATCACTTTATCCAACGTGATATATGAGGCTGCTACACCAGCAATCGTCCCCGCGAGTCCAGCTACCATTGGTACTGCTTTCTGTGCCAGATTGCCTAAATCTGAAAATCCTTGCCCAATTTTTGAAGCAGATGATTTTACCTTTTTCTCTGCTCTGTCCAGTGGTTCAGTGAACTGGCCAATCCGAGCAATCAGATCCAGTGTTAATGTTCCCAGTTTGCTGCTCACATAAACCTCCAGGCATAAAAAAACCGCCTGAGAGGCGGTTGTAATGTTTCATTTTCAGCTCCAGGCTGCTTTCTTTCTGATTGATTTCAGACGTTCCTGTTCAAAACTGGTTTCAGGCTGATCTTCATTCGGCATAAAGGATAGAGCTTCCACACTCTCAGGGTCTTTGACTTTAAATAGAGTATAGTGAGCCATCCAGTTACCAAATCCCTGCTCGACTCTCCGCCCAACAAATAAAGAGCCTCTGCGTTTGCGATAGGCTCTCCATAAATTAAGCTCTGGCTGACTCAGATTTCTTCTTGCTTCTGCAATGGTTCGTCCGCCGATTCCGTTGATGACGAGCTCACACCAGAATTCGTCATCTGCTTCGAGATCCAGAACTTTCCCGAAAAATCGAGCACCGCATCTGCTGCTTTATACATGGCATCCAGTAACTCAGTTGAGACACTTCCGGTATCCTGCACTTTGGGAAAGAAACGTTTGCCTTCACTTTCATATACCGAATGAAAAACGATAGCTTTGGTCAGCTGATCCACGGTAGCAGTGTGTTTATCACTCAGCCCCCAGACATCTATAGCATTGACCTTTTCATCATGAGAAAGAATTTTAATAAAAACCTCCCCCTCAAACTCACCTCCGTCAGCTCCACGGAACCTGATGGTCTTTTCCACGAGTGAACCAACCCCAAGGGCTGTCTGTGCAGTTTTTAATGTAAGTTTTGTCATGTTATAAACCTACTCTGAATTCGTCAGTTACTTTCGACTGACGCTTAAATGGAATAGTATGGTTATTCAGTGCATCAAGTCCGATTACAACTGAATTTTTACGTAGAATTGCCGTACACCATGACCAGGTTCTGTCTTCAGGCAGCTCTACAATTCCACCTGTAAGTGCTGGAATACTGACACCATCACCCCATCCCACATATATTCCAACCAGCTCCTTTCTGTCAGCCAGATCCAGTGCAATGACATGGGTCGCATTATTAGGGTCTGTGTTGATTTTCAGACTGCCTTCACCTGGTGTGCTCAGCCCATAATCGTTGGTTCTAACCTCTACTTCTTCCAGACAGGTATTATCCACCTCAGCAGCACTGTCATCACCGAAGATCAGCTCCGAAATACATGCCATTTTTGTCAGGGTTGGTACTGTACCGTGCAAAATCCATACATGAGTACCATTTCCTAAAACACCTTTTTTCGCCATGAGTATTCACTCCTCAAATTTCAGGCATAAAAAAACCTGCAAAATGCAGGGTCAAATATCTGGTTTCATCACTGTTTATTAGCGATCAAGCCACCAGTTCGCATCAAATCCACGTCCAAAAATGGTTTGATCACCTGTTTTTTCACAATGGTTTGGATGCAGATTTGTGATTGTACAAAGCGGATCCAGCACACTGCTGACTGCTTTTCTGATATCTGAAGCTCTTGTCGCCTGTGTGTCGTAAACAACAAGCTGAAATGTCAGATGATCAATTTGTGGGGAACAATCAATATTATGTTCAGGTATACCTCCAACAGTTGACCAGACAACATAAGGAAATGTTGTCCCAACAGGAGCAACATCCTCATAAATACGGTTCTGTAATGTGCTGTTCACAGGTGAAGAAAATAAAACCTCTACTACAGGAAGAATATTCATGACAAAACCTTTTCAATTTCTTCGTTAAGCACACGCACAAATGTATCCGTTACTTGCCGAGTATTATTTGATAATGCTGGACGCATAAACGGCACCGATGGGGTGTTCACGCTTCCATATTCAATCCAGCGCCAGTGTCTGGTATCACCACCACTTAAACGGGGAGGAACAGGATTAGAGAATGAGGCACCACCTCTTACACCGATCCGCATTATTTCAGAACCTGAATTCCGGGAACGGCCTGATGCCACGCCAATATTCTTCCATATTTTTTCGCGGGTCTCAGGATCATCAATTGCTTTAGCATTTTGTCTGGCAGCATCTTTAACCACATTGGCTGCCTGCCTGAGTGCCTTTCGAACAAGTGACTTAACTTTTTTAGGGTTATTGAGTGCTTTCAACTTCTTCTCAATGTCATTCAAGCCCTGAATATCAAACTGAGTACTGGACATCGCTTACTCCACGACTTTAAGCTCAAACGTGGCATATGTTTCAGCATCGTCATTATCAGGCTTTGCAGGTGAAATAACCTGAAAAACATAACCACCCCATAAAACACGCATCAGTGTCGTAATATCTGAACGTTTCCGGATGATCAGCCTCGCATTTATCTCTGTTCCAGCTGCTCTGGCTGTTAAAGTGTCCTTTACAGAGAGAAATTCAACCTTAGCCCAGAGTTTCCGTACATCAGTCCAGACTGGATCCAGTTCATTGTTGTATCCATCCCGCTCAGACCTGTATTCCTGGAGTGTAATGCGGTGTCGGAGTTTACCCGCCTGTATTCCCATAAGTCACCCCACATTGATAAAACGATGTCTGCGCCAGAGCCATTCAGTCGCAAATGGGAGATTCTGTGAGTTACCCGTAGTTTCTCTGTTCTGATACCAGTGGCCAATTAATAATTTAGCTCCCTGGATAATGGCCATATTGATATGTATCCCATGCTTAACATCAGCCGGAATTTCCATAAGTTCAGGAAACAGCTGCCTGTTTGTGGATTCCTCAAATGCGATAAATGAAGCATCAATTAAAGCCTGAATATCCGAATCTTCATCATCATGGTCAATTTTAAGGTGTAGTTTTGCCTGTTCCAGCGTTAGAAACTGATTCATTCTGCTTTCCTTTGGCCTTTAATGTTGCAACCTTCAGCTGGTTTACAGCCACTTCTGCAACCCGCTCATCCACATCATGCTCACCAGCTTCAAAAGTGATGACCTTGTTGCCGTTTTCCACGGCGACTTCAAATAACTCTCTGACTGTAATTACCGGCATATCTTTCTCCTGAAAATATGCCTCAGGAAAGAGGCATATTTTTGACTGTTGATTTAAGCTGCAAGGGTCAGGACTTTGATGGCATTGCTGTCCAGCAACATACCGCCCGTCCGTTTAGTCGTGTAGAAACCTACATATGGCTTATTGGTGTACGGATCACGCAGTACACGTGTTCCCATACGGTCAACAATCAGATAGCCACGCTTGAAGTTACCAAATAAGACCGCATTTGCATCTGCCACGGCTTCTGGCATATCTTCATTTTCTTCAATGCCATAACCCAGCAATGTGGATGGTTGCCCCAACTGCAGACCAGGCTGCCATAAGTAATTTCCTTCGCTGTCTTTGAACTTACGGACTTTTGCCTGTGTCAGATTGGTCATCATGAACAGAGCACCGTTTCGGTGACCTTTTTTCAGGGAATAGATCAGGTCAATCAGATTATCACCGCTGAAACCACCAGCCAGCCCCGAATTGATTTTCTGGATTTTTCCAAAGTCACGCTCTTTATCCACTTCATCAGTCAGTGTATGAGCAAGAATACCTTTCGGTTTCTTTACACCATCACCCAGCAGGAATGCCTGACCTTCCTTTTCAGCAAACTCACGGGCAACTTCTGTTGAAATCCAGTTTTCAACATTGAAGAACACATCATCAAGAGAAGTCTGTGTAGCCTGAGGGTTCGCATAAATTTCCCCCATGGTCGCCTGCAGCTGTGCAAGTGTCGGTGTCCCTGTCGCAGGACGTAAATCCGTTTCACCCACCCAGCCTGAACCCGAACCACCCAGATTGACCAGTTTTTTATAGTCAGGTGAACCCACTGTGATCTGTGAACATACACTTCGCATTGGACTTTCATCCTTAAGAAGCTCAAGCAGTGTTCGATCCAGTTCCTCCGGTACTGCATAGCCACCATCAGGACTGGTCGTGGTCTGAACCGCTTTAACTTCAAGCTCAGTTAAGCCATCTTCCATACCTTTACGCATGAACTGATAGAAAGCCGTTTTATGGGCATCTACTTCAGCACCAGCCGCTACACCAGGGCGTTTGGCTGCCTTGATTTCCTTTTCAAGTTCTTCTTTCAGGCTGTCCAGTTCACCCAGTTTTTCATTCAGCTTATCTGTCTTTTCTTCAAGTGCCTGCTTTTCAGACTTGATTGCTTCAAGTTCTTTATCATTTGATTTTTTAAAATCCTCAAATGCGCCCTTTAACTCTTTGGCGACTTCGCCAATATCTTTTTCATCAATAGCCATGAGTATTTAACCTCTTAAAAATGCTGTTAAGTCTTTAAATGATTGAAGTGCCTCATCCTGACTTTCAGCATCCCGCTGAGAATCCAGTGCACAGTAGCCTTTAGCCATAAAAGCTTTGGCCTGTTTTCGTGAAAAACCCATAACATCGCGCAATGCTTTTTCCACGGTGGTCGGTGATGGAATATCACCTTTCTGAAGTGCTGTTTTCACTTCAGTAATCTTTGCATCTGTATTTGCAGGAAAAGTCACAATGGACACCTCCCACAGATCAATTTCTTTGAGGTAGTACAGGTCCTCCTGTTTATGGTATTCAGCATCCACGACCATGTAACCGATAGACATGCCTTTGACACTGCCTGCCTTCATATGAGCATGAGCACGTTTGGCAAGAGGATCTTCTTCAATAAGAAGTTTTCCGCGTACAAACAGTCCGTGATCATCCTCTTTCATCTCAGTGAATGGACCAATCGGTTCGGACATCTTGTGCTGCCATAACACAGGAGGCAGGTCATTTCTTTTTGACCATGATTCAAGCGTACTTTTGAATGCACCCTTTACAACCACATCTCCATAGCTGTCCACCACATCAAAAACGGATGCATATCCTTCAAATTCACCCGTATCAGATACACTTTTAATGTTCAGCGGGACGTTAAGATACTTTATCTGCATCACCATCCTCCTCAGGTTTGGTTGTCATATTCATTGGTGTCAGATAGATGTCGCCACCTTCACGTGGGTTCATATCTTCAAGCTCCCTGCAGTCATTCGGACTCAGCCATCCCCACTGAATCCCTTTTCCATAGGATTCATAACGGGTCTTCAGGTCACCTCTGAGTAAGGCTCCTGCATTGAATTTGGCATAATGTGTTTTGCGGTCTTTTTCATTGAGCAGTCCCACCCGGATCCGGGACTCAATACGGGTCATATAGGGCACCAGTGAATAGTTCACAAAGCTCATGCCCATATGTTCAATATTGTTCAGTGTCATTTTGTCCATAGCCGCCACAAGATGTGGTGGAACTCTGTATAAGCCACAGATTTCTGCTTTCTGATATTCACGTGTTTCCAGAAACTGTGAGTCTTCCAGATTCAGTGCTGTCGGTTTCCATTTCAGCCCCTGTTCAAGAATCATCGGCTTGTAGGTATTGGCGAGACCTGTGTAATTTTCCTCAAATTCTTTTTTCAGACGGGAAAATGCAACATCAGTCAGAGATTCATCCGTTTCAAGAACACCTGATGTCACAGCACCGTTCTTGAACAGTGTTGCTCCATGTTCTTCAGTATCCAGACCAAGGGCTATACTTTTTCGCGCATAGGCAACCGGGTTCAGGCCTGTAAGCCCATCCAGTGTGAATAACCGCACATGCCATATTTCTGCCTGTGTCAGTGTCCTCAACCCACCATTTTTAAAGTTCACTTCATATTCCACAGTCCAGTCATCCCGCAGTTTTGGCGTGACCGAAGATGGATCCAGAGGAAGCAGTTCAACCACCTGCCCCAGGGCATACACTTTGTAAGCATAGAAATTGCCCCGTAAGCACAGACAGACCATCAGAAGCTCCCAGAACTCCTGTGCTGTCATATAGTCATTCGGTGCAATGCTCAGCAGCTCATAAAGCTTGTGTTCAGTAGCTGGATGTTTGAACTTCCCTGTCTGCTTATACAACCTGCATGGCAACATACCGAGTGATTCAGAAAGTACCCGTACACAGGAAAAGACAATTGCGAGCTGCATTGCCCTCAATGGTGTAATCGCCTGTCCTGTTCCGGTCACAAACTCAGCACCGAAAATACGCGCCAGGTCATCAGGTCCTGAAATAATCAGGGGAGTGAACTTGAAACCAAGCCACTCCCCAATTTTTGCTTTAATACTCATTAGAGTCTTCGAACCCCGTATTTTTCAATGTGCTTCGATAAGTCGTCCTCTTCAGGATCACTTGTTAAGATCAGTACACGGTTGATGCCCATAAGTACGGCCACTGCACCGTCAATTTTCTTGAACCTCTTTTCCTTATCAGGGAATTCCGTGTCATTTTTTCCTGTTTTGGATACAACATTACCAATCATCCAGGAAAGCACAGGATTACCATCATGGTGAAACCGACCTGCAGCTATAGCAGCTTCAAGTTCTTTCATTGCCGGTGAAAAGACTTTGGTGATTTTCGGTACCTTGATAGAGGTATAACCCGCTTCATCCACCTGTTTAGAAATCTGAAAGCCACCCCATTCGTCATAAGGAACTTCCTTGACGGACAGATGTTCTGCATCATTGATAATGTCTTCAGCAATTTCATTCAAATCATTCTCAAATCCATCACAGACATTCAGCAGTTCAAGCTTCATCCATTTCTGATAACGCTCCACCACCTGCTTTTCCTCACCGTTGTAAACGGTGTCATAAGGCAGATAAAACTGAGGCGAAATACAGTAGTAATGAATCTTTCCCTCAATAATTCTGTAGAACAGGTTAATCCGTGCAGCAATATCAATCTTTGAAGACAGATCCACACAGATCATGCAGGCATCATTTCGGAAGTCATCAACTTTCAGCGCGGTGTCTTTGCACTTGTTCCACTGCTCCATATTGAAATAAGCCGACTTAGCAGACACCCATACATTGAGATGCTTTGTTTTGAAGGCATTCTGCTTTGCAGCATTCTGTATGGCACGGCGTTGCTGTGATTCCAGATAGTCTGAATAAACAGAAACCCCATAATTGGGGTTTGCTTTTCTCAATACATCGGGATCAGTCCAGTCATCATCGTCATCTATCGTCCATATAAAGCCAAACAGTTCATCATCAGGAACAGTACCGAGTAACATCTCCTGAATCCGCACCCTCAGGTCATAACACGGACCTTCGATATTGAATCCTGCTGTAGTAATCGTAAAAATAAGCGGCTGTCTTCTGGAACCCATACCTGTCTGCATGGTGTCATACAGTGCAGAAGTCGGATGTTCATGAAATTCATCCACAACAGCACAGTGTGGTGACTGACCATCCGGTGGATCACCGATAATGGTTTCAAAAACAGATCCGTCTTCAGGGATTTCAAGACTACCCGCATTAATCTGTATACCTGCAGCTTCAACAAAGTCAGGGGAACGGATTGCCATCAGCCTGGCAGGCTTAAATACTTCCCATGCCTGTTTCTCTGTCGTCGCACCTGCATAAACCTCTGAGCCGAACTCACCATCATTGGCAAACATATTCAGAGCAACACCTGCAGCAATGGCGGACTTACCATTTTTACGCGGCACTTCCCAGTAGCTTTCGCGAAAGCGTCTGTATCCATCTTTTTTACGCACCCAGCCAAAAGTGCAGGCAATTCCAAATTTCTGCCACGGCTCCAGGTTAATGGTGAGCCGTTTCATTGCCCATTCACCTTTGGTATGTGGCAAAAGTTCAATGAATGCGATCTTTTTTTCAGCTAATTTAGGGTCAAATTTGTATAAAAAATCCCGATTTTTCTGTTTTTTCAGGTCATTTAAGTGTCTTTCGCAGGCTAATTTCACCCATTTACATGCAGGAATTCTGTCTGAGACGACTTGCTTAGCCCATTTATTTGCAATGTCCACATTAGGGAAAGCTGTCATTTCTACCCCAGTTTACATGTTGAGCACCTTTGCAAACGCATTTTCCTTTGGCTTACCTCCAGTGCCTGTCAGACGGTTACGGGAGGCAGGATCAAGACCAAGCATTGCACCAAATGAGGCCATTTGTTTTGATGCTTCGTTTACAGCGGTGAGCGCTGGATTTTTAATTCGTCCACTATCTGTCTGAATGGAAACTCCATATAAAACAACTTCATTCTGTGCCTCCCTTAGGTTGTGGTAAGCCATACAGAACATCTCAATATTGTGCAGATCTGTCAGTTTAAGAACCTTTCTTTTCAGCAGTTCAGGGACGATTGAATTCCACATAACCACTGCCTGATCCATGGTGTTCATATACTCAGGAACATCAATATTGAATACATTTTCGAAATCTGTATCACCAGCTGGCTTAACTTTAGGCTTTCGACCAACACCAGTGACTGCCTTAACTCCACCCATTTGTCAAGACCCTCAACTTTTAATTTCGCTTGCGTAAAAATGTATCTAGGTGGGCGGTCATGTAGCTGAAAAGGCTTAACTTTTTGACCTCCCCCTCCCTTTCTCACTGGCTGTTTTGGACTTATGACACGGCGAGCACAGCGCCTGCAGATTACTCTGATCATCTGTACCGCCGTGAGCCTTGGATACAATGTGATCCACGTCAGTCGCTTCAGTAGTTCTGCCATCCGCACGGCATATCACACATAAATATTCATCACGCTTCAGGATCTGTTCACGAAGCTTACGCCATGCATGACCATAACCACGCTGAGTGGTTGAGCCTGATCTGTCCTGTCGCCTGTTCCAGTTACTGCGCTTTGATGCATGCTTATCGCAATAACCATTCTGTGCCTGTGAGTTCACCACACCTGAGCAGTTGTATTCTCTGCAAGGTCGTGCCATGGTTCAGTCCTCATCATCAAGATACCGTTCTGACCTTTGATCACCAAGGTCAAGATGATCAAGCATTTCATTGATCTGTGCTGCCTGCTCCAGGTTTACCTGTATCAGCTGGCTGTTCTGTTCGATCAGTGTGTTCTGATTCTGAATAAGCTGATTGTTCTGACTGATCAGCTGTGAGATGAGCAATAACGTCTCTGAGCCTTTTTCTACTGTATTCATACATAACTCTCATTTTTTCACGGCGTTCTTCACACCCTTTGCAGGACATAGTGGTGCTCCACACTTGAATTGCGGGCAATAAAAAACCCTGCATTTGCAGGGTTCTTTTCTTAGTTCTTTCAGGAGAAATCAAGCGCTTTCTCAAAGTGCTTCAATTCATGTCGCGCCATGGCCAGGTTTGATCTCTGACGATCAAGCACAACATAAAGGAATAATGCATCGTTAGATTCCAACGGTCTTATCAAATGATACTGCTTACCCAAAGTAATCAGGATATCTTCAATTTGATCCTGAAGCCCTAAGGTCGCAGCCGTTTTTCTCTTTGCTCGAATGACTTCAGTATTACCTGCAGCTGCAAGCTCAAGATTCAATCCCGAACCCTGTTCTGCCAGGATTAATCCACTTTCACTGTCAACAAGAGCACCAACAACAAAACCGTCTATATTATTTAAAGTTTCCAGGCTGATTTTCGCCATTTTAATTTCCCCTTTAATACTTATTACAATGGGTGTCATGAAATGCAAATTTATAACAAATAATCATATTTGTTATAAATTTAAATCTACCACATGACAAAAAAATGTAAATGTATTAATACCTGATTTTTAATTAAATTTTTATGACATATCAAGTGATTTTTAAAACAAGCAAAAGCTCAACTTTAGACGAACTTAATTTTTTAATTCCTGTACATACTTTTCGACAAGGTCAGTAGCTTCCCAAAGTTTCAGATCCTTTAAAACCCAAAAAAAATATACATCCCTTCCCACAAGGAAAGATCGTCTGCAGTATTCGGATCTCTTACCCTTTATAACTTCCCCAGCACTAAAAGACTGCTTATCAAAATCAACAATCTTACCTGCGAGGTCACCACCAATACATACTTTCATATCTGGAGCCTGAAGATTTAATTGAACAGGACTATAACATAAATAAAAGTTTACCAAAGGATAAAGTTTATAAATTTAAATTTATTAAAATATAAAGATTTTTAATGCATTCTTAATATTTTTATTAGAAACTGTTTTTATTTCTGTAAATTTCCATCCCATTAAAAAAAAGCCCCATAGATATCTACGGAGCTTCGCCTTTATCATTTGCGCTGATACAAGGTGCTGTTAAGCGGTTGAAATTATACAGACTTTACCAAAAGATGTATACCGCATGTATGTTCAAGGAAAATTCATGTGATTCATTATCTTTTTTTGATATACAACTCATTGTAAGCCCAGGTTAAAAATGCAGCATTGTCTGAGAAATTTGGTATGAAATTTAGTGCAATAGTTCTGATGCCACCAAAATCTCCATGTAAGAGATGTTTTCCAGTCTCTACAAAGAAAGATGAATCACTCCCCGTGTGGAGACATTTGAAATAGATAACAGCCTTATCAAAGTTAGATAACTCTCTAAAGCCAGGCTTTTCATTCACAAAATAATAGATTTGAGCTAAAGAACGCTTTTCGACAGGAGAAGTCATAAATAATCTTCTTGTAAGTTATTTATTATTGTTATCTCACTGAAATTAGGTAAATTCAATCACAAAGTCAGCATTAAAATTGATCAAAAGTTCAAATTCAATCTTTTTCTTCAATGGAAATATTCACTGTCAAAGGACAAAATAATTCTGGGTGACAGAACACAACCAGACAACCCCATTGTCAATAAAAGCACCATTATACTATTCATATATTTCAACCATTAATACTATTTAGAAACTGTATAACAAACATTCATACTGCCCTGTTCCTGCTTTATACAATTCCATTGCCCTTTCTTATATTTTTTAGCTGAAAGAACATCCTCAGGAGTTGTACCTAGATAGGGCTTACAATTACCACCACATGTAGTTGATTGCTCTATCAGGTATTCTTTTTGAGCAAATTCCAGATAAATAAAGCCACCACCTGAACCTACCCCTCGCTGGATCGCACAGGATTGAGCATTTTTCTCATCAACTGTAAAACATTGGCCTGAGTAATGTGTAATGTCATAAGCAAAACCTGACCCAGACAACACGATAAGTGTCAGTGGTAAAATCCATTTCATTTGTAGCATATCCCTATAAAACAAAACCCCGCAAATGCGAGGTTTATCCAGTGGACCACAATAACTCCGTCCACTACGAAAGGAATATGCCATATCCCTTGTACAGGGTCAAGCTTCTCCCTTACTTGAAGTATTGTAGTAGCCATATTCAAATTACAGTTAATAAACAATCAAGATAACTTAAAAACTTTCCCAGTTTTATTGCTATGGAAATGAAGATCCAAGCTAGGCTTAATTATTTCATCATCTATATTTATGCAGCGAATACAATCACCAAAACTATTAGGCTCATCATTTGATCTTTCACACATTGCGTCAACTGTGTATACAGCACCGTGTTGATCAACCACATTTACCAGCACTTTTTCTAATGAAGTATTCATAATTTAATTTTCAATCGCGACAATTTCACTTGCCTGTAAGCCGCGCTGTCCTTTAGAAACTAAAAACTGAACACGTTGACCTTCGGCTAATGTTTTGAAGCCATTTGATATAATTTGAGAAAAATGAGCAAAAACTTCATTGCCATTATCTCCCTCAATAAAACCAAACCCTTTTGTATCATTGAACCACTTAACAGTGCCAGTTGATAAATTAGACATATATTTTCCCTTGTAGATTATTGTGATTGAGAAAAAGCTGAAATACCTTAAGTTTAATAAAATTAAAAAAACAAAAAATAAAATAAAACTCTTACTCTATGATGAATTGAATAATACTGAATAATTAAGAATACAATTTATAAAGCTTATTCATTTCAGTATAAAAAGATTTGCCATCTAAATTCAGTTCAATTTTTTTGCCTGACTCAAGTTGAACCTGTTTTGCAACCTCAACCCAAGTTATGCCAGTCATTGTGCTTTGAACTTTATTTAAAGGGATGATGTTTACTCGTATAACATCGCCATTAGGAGCTGCGGCGGTTGTCCAGCCATTTTTAATGTTCATTTAATTACCCATATAATGAGCTTTTGTAAACAACAAAGTATTTAAAGATAAAAACCAATAGTAAGTTGAGGATAATTCACTCAAAAAGATATTTAAACTTATGAAATTTACAGTAGCTGTGAAATCAATAAAAAGATATAAAAATTAAATTAGTATCTTGAGAAGATAGTTTAAAGGAAACCCACAAATAGCAGCAGGCCTCCCTTGATCGGCATGATGCGAATTCATGCTATGCGTTAACTGTTTGAATTCGGTGCGAACACCTGATATTTGAAGGGAATACGCAATTCCTATAACAACTCAAACACTACCGTTCCGCTTACGGATTCGATCAAACCCACTATAACAGATCCTTACCTTATAACCTATTTAAATCTAAATTTAATTATTATATAAGAAAAAATCATTAATAATCAGCATGAAAAAACATATCAATTAAACTTCTACAAGTAAAATCAATCGGCATAAAAAAACCCAGAAAGCATTGAGCAATCTGAGTTATAAACTTTAAATCTTTTTTCGTTGGTAGCGGGAGCTGGATTTGAACCAACGACCTTCGGGTTATGAGCCCGACGAGCTACCAGACTGCTCCATCCCGCATCAACGAAGTGACTTTATACGCTTTAAATCATTACATAGCAAATTTAATTTCAAATATTAAGACCGATGGTAAACTTTATATCAATAATTATCTAAATATGACCATTATTAGATTCGGTTACAAAAGTTGGATGTAAATCTCTATATCTTTGTAATCTGATTTTTTCACTCTTCAAAAAGGATTCTGGTTCTTCAGACCATAATGATTTTCTTGAATCAAGGCCTGAATGAATTAGTGCCCAATCCGAAATATTCCCATATATAAATGTATTATCTGCAAATATAAATTTAGCTCTTCCTTCTGCATTAACTAAATATACCTTATGCGTAGGTAGTGAACCAAATGTACTGAACTGAGTGTAAATATATTTATGAGATTCTGACATGGAAAAAACTACCTTTGTTTTATTTCCATTATAGCATTTTAAGCATTAAAATAAGCCCACATTTCTGTGAGCTTTAAATACTATGTGGATCACAAGAAATTATCTATATACAGCAGGCATACTGCCATATGGTGACATACCAACCAAACAACTGTGCCAGCTTCAACTCGACCTGACAATTACAGGCTTTGGTGTGGTCTTATCAACTGAATAAAAAAATACCCAGCGTTCTGTTATGACTGGGTATATAAACTTTACATCCACGAAGAGCCTGATTTTAAAGATGAGTATCGCTCTTGCTTGAGCTTTTGATTTCAAGCTGATAAGAATCCTGCGTCACCTTAATTTTAATATTTTTGTATTTCCTTTTATTTGGATCCATTGCAGAACCAGTCACTTCATCTGAAAACTTACGATCATTCATTAGTTCTCCATAAGCTTTATAGCCTATTAATATTTTTTCAGGCTTTTTACCCTGCGATTGAGTTTCTTTCAGGGAGTTGTCTAAATTTGTAACATTAATAAGAGGCATACAGGGGAAATCTCAAAAATAATGATTATCCCCAATTTATGTGAAGCATTAAAGACAAAAGCCCACCATTTGGCGAGCTTTTATATATTGGTGCAGGTCATAACAACTTGCCACCATACACTAAATTTATACAAACATGGCTGCCAAGTCAACCACATAAGGCTTCAATTTTTCCATCCAAATAAGCTAAGCCCTTTTCTGCTTCAGAACGCACTTTTGCTCGACTGCATCCATGTGTATTTGCAATGGTCTGATCAGACCAGTTATTTTCAAACTTTAAAATCAAAAACCAAGCCCGCTCTGCTAAATACTCCCTTTTATCATTATGCATTTTCGCAAGCAACTGGCTGACCTCTACAGCTTCTGAATCTGAAATTTCACATGGCATTGATGTTTTGCTTGCCCTGATTCTTGTAGTGTCATTCTTTTCAATCAGCATTGCCAAAGGGTTTGCTGACACCACTGATTTAGCGGATCGTACCCAAATACCATATTGTTCAAGCCACTGATGGGCTGAACGCTTTGACCAATCCATTACTTCAATTTCTGCTGCCGCATTCATCCCCATCTCCTTATTTCATTCCATGGATCAGCATGCCTGCATCGCGCTGTTCCTGATTGGATCTGCCCTGCCATCCTGTAATTTTGTTGAAATCCTCAGCATTCAGTTTTGACCGTACAGGTTTAACCAGTACAACAGCCAGACCAAGTGACTGAGCCATCTCCGCCAGAAGTTTCCCTGTAGCGTGGTTCTCTCCGACGTTCTTCGCTATGCGCTCTCCTGCGCTTTTGGATTGTTTACCGTTTCCATGAAAATTTGATTTCCTGTTCAGCCATCCTGCTTCAATCACAACTTTCCTGATCAGATCCTGCTGAGTTCTGAACAGCTCAACGGTTTCAGCAAAGTTCAGATTTTTCAGTTCCAATGTGTTTCCAAGTATGGCCACTCCTGATTTTTCAAGATCTGGATCTATTCCGATAATCATGACGCTTCTCCCAGCAGTACACCCTCAAACCCGACCTGTCTCAGATACGGTTCCCATTTTTTTGCCTGAACAGGGTTTCCAAGTTTCATCGCAATTTTTGAAACCAGTTTGTCGTAGGTATCACCAGGATCACTGAACTTGCCTGCAAACTCGCCGTGGTGAGCAAGTTTCTGAGCGAACAGGACAATCTGCTTGATCGTGAGTTCCTGAGGAATCTTCGCAGCAGGTGAACCTGATGGTGCTGTCCCTGCAGGTTTTGAGTACTTGGTTCTGTATGCGTTCAGCAGCCAGTCAGCAAAGTGGAAGTTCATCAGAGAATCACAGAGATTCTTTCCTGCGTTGTAATTTTCAAATGCCCGCTTTTCCCTGTCCCCCCATGTGGCAGTCAGGATGCATTCGACATCCACGTCGGGATCGGCAAGAACAATTTCCTCACGAAGTGTTTTTAGGCAAATCCAGTCTTTTTTGTTTTTAGATTCTAATGGTAGATTCTTTGGTAGATTCTGTGTCCCGTTAACGGCACTATTCAAAGTACCGTTATTGGCACTATTCAAAGTGCCGTTAACGGAATGATTCCGTTTTTGGTACTGTTCCGCTGTTGGTACTGTTTCAGACAAATTTTTATCCTGTAACAGTTCCGTTTCTGGCACTGTTTCCCTGCCTTTTACACCTTTGAGTTTGTAGACTTTGACACGGCGGGTTGCTCCCTTTCTTTCACCGGTATCAGCAATCAGATTATCTTCCTGAAGCTCTGCAATGATCTTCAGAACAGTTTTACGTTCAAGTCCTGTGTCCTTTTCCAGACGCTGCATACTTGGATAGCAGGTATGATCTTCACCGGCTCTGTCAGCAAGTGAAAGCAGAACCAGACGTTTAAGCGGTATACGGGCACCACCCTGTTTTTCTTTCAGGATTACTCTCCATGCCCATGTAGTGGCATCAAGGCTCATGGCTTCTCTCCTTTTGGTTTCACATACCCACCAAATGAAATAACTCTGTCAGCTCTGATCAGACTGGTGATTACCTTTTCTGCCAACCAGATCGTTATCTTCAATCTGGAGGCAATCTTCTGAGACAGTTCAATCCGAGTCACTGCAGCATTCTTCTCGTCATAGCCTTTGCTTCTGAGATTGCTTCTTTTGATTTCAAAAACTTCATTCAGGATGTGAAGTGCTGGATCATAAAAAGACTGGATCTGTGCCTGCTGACGGTGATCAGCCTGCTTTTGAAAATGACTGTTCATGTAACCTCCGCTAAAGCCTGTTCAGTTTTGGTTAAGCGACGTTTAGCGTGAAGCTCCGCGACTGTGGCGCAGCGTAAATATTGTGTTCCACTAGTCCACTCATCATTGTTAAAGTTCAACATAACTACCCAATCACCTAAATAATCCCCTTTAACCTTGGTGACGGTAAACAAATCATTACAATAGGGTTCAGTTACATAGTTCTTTAACACCACCACATCACCGACGATAAAATCCTGTTGATTGTCTTTACTATTTTGTTGTGCTACAGTTGATTCCATATTCAATGCTCCTAAGTTTTGAATTACTAAAAGCCTGATTGCCGAGATCAGGCTTTTTCTTTTTTAATTGCCGTTAGATAGTTAGCAGCCTGAGTCTCAAGTGACTTTCTTAGGCTCCGAAGATCTTCTTCAAGCTTTTCTAAAGTATTGGCTGTATCAGCCAGTTCAGATGGTGTAATCACCCCGTCAGCCCAGGCATCAAGCACGTGCTGATTGACCTGACCACTTCCGACATTGAAGTTCAGCAATGATTCAATCACCCCAATCTGACGTGCGTTACATAGCGTATGCTCTGAAGGAATAAGCATGTATCCGATTTCATGCGCCCATACTTTCAGCACGGCGGGATTGCGGGTGTAATAAAGAATCTGCTCAAACTTTCTTAAGCTCGGCAGATGATTCGGCATATTCACGTTTGCATAGTTGCTGATGGTGTTCTGAACATCACCAACAACCTGTGCAATATCAGAAGTTGAGATCCTGTCTGTATTTCGGATCATTTGAAACAGACCGTTCTGAGCCTCTTTACTTATTGTTTTCTCTGTCATGTGTGAATCCTTGAAGTTTTTCACGTTTATTTTGTTTTCTGAAAGTTCAATAATTCGTTTAAGTGGCTTGATGCTTAATCGGTTCCTTACCATTCGCCAAATCACGAATTTGATATTCACGCGCTAAAGGAATTTTATTTTCAGGCCATTGGTAAACTGCTGATGGCTCTATTCCCAAAAGATTAGCCAGTCCAACACCATTGACCTTGAGCAACTTAAAGGCCTCTTGTTTGGTCATTTCACCACCTATTAATAAGATTTCTTAGTATTTAATCAAAGAAATCTTATAAAAGCAATATGTAAGATAACTTATATGGAAAACAAAACTATTGGTCAGCGCATCCGTGCGCTTAGACGTTCGAAAAAATTAACTCAAGCGCAATTAGCAAAGATTGCAGGAGTAAGTTCGCCTGCCGTAACAGAGTGGGAGAAAGACAGCTACTTACCTAAAGCTGCGTCACTTGAGGCAATGGCAAATGAGTTTGATGTTTCAACTGAATATATTTTGACAGGTAAAGGTGACTCGCCTGGTACTTCGTCAAATGTAGCTCCTGTAACCAAACGACTGTTGCCTGTACTGTCATGGGTTCAGGCTGGCTCAATGACCTCGGTTGAGGAAATAAATCCAGTAGAAGTAGCTGAATGGTTGCCACCTTTAAGCTCAGATGATCCTGAAGATTGTTTTTATTTAAAAGTGATGGGTGTCAGTAATTATCCAACATACATTGAAGGGGACTATATCTTAATAAACCCTAATTTTAGTGTTTCTGATTTACTTTCAGGCGACCTTATTGTTGTAAGAAATAATGCAGATGCGACTTTTAAGAAATTAGTAATTGAAAGTGATGATCGTCGATATCTGCAGGCACTTAATCCTAACTTCCAACCAAATATCATTGAATTTGAAGATGGCATGGAACTCGTAGGACTTGTGATTGATGCTTTTAGGCCATTAGGTGGTTCACGATCAAAGCGAGTCCGAAAGAGTTAAAAATATCCCAGTCAATTCAGGTTAGAATTTATTATTTATAAAAAAATTCCACACCTTAAAAACAGATCAACGGAGATAAGAATTGATTACCAAAGAAATTTTCATAAAAATACTAAGGCTAACCCGTGATGAACAATCAAATGGCTCCTCACTGTATCTTGACGATTTAACAGAACATTTCAGTGAAGATCAAATTAAATATAACGTACAGTATTTAATAACGCATGGATTAATCATCAGGGACTGTACAAATTTAGATGATATCTTTGGATATGCCGAATTAACAGCAAAAGGTTTTGACTATCTTGAAAAAAATGGTGGATTGACATGCGAACTTAACAAAAAACTCAACACTGTTTTTATAAAAATTGATGAAGAGCAATTCAAAGCACTGCTTATTTCCAAGGTGGAGGCATCAAACTTAACAGTAGATCAAAAGAGCTCTGTTATTTCAGAGATAAATAATTTACCGTCTGATCTAATAACACACCTTGCAACAAAATTACTTGATGCTGGTCTAGAGAATCTACCGAACGCACTCCAATCAATCGGAATCGGTCTTTAAAAGGTTCATTCCGCTCACTTACCACACGCTTAAATTCTAAATATGTATGGTTATTTAAACCCAATATAAATTCATCCTGAGGCATTTCTGCATAAACAATAAGATCATCACAGAAAAAGGAAAAACCTTTAATTTCTATACCACCATCTTTATTCCTGCCTGTACCAATGCTGACAGCCTTATAACCAACCTCTACAGTCTTAATAAGTTTTGTAGTTCCCGCTCTATCGAGAAATTCTTTGTTCACATAGTTTTCTGAAGACTGCCACTTTACATTCATTGTAAGACCCATCCCGATTTTTCAAGAAACCTCCACGATATTAAAGCATGTAATAAGTTTTCTAAAAAATAATAACAATTTTTCTTACAAAAGTATTGACCTTTAAAATAAGTTTTCTTATATTAAGCTTGTAAACAATAAAAAAGCACCCCTGCCTTCGAACTCATGGGTGCTTTGCCTTAACAGCGAGATAATTATGCGAAAAATACACCCAAAAAGTCAAACAACTCAGATCCTTTATCAGCATCCTTCTGTACCTGTAAAACTGGACTGGAGAGATATCCTCTCCACCACACTGAAAAACATCTGTGCCGGTGCAATTGTGGCTGTTTGCTTCTTCAGCATTGCCCTGCTCAGTTTACATGGCTGTACGGATGAAATGGAACATCGGACAGCAATGGCCGTTAAATATCAGCTCAGTATGGGAACAGAAAAATGAAATCATTTGAACTTGAATTTGAAGGTACACCTGAACAGGTCGCTGAGCAGATTTTCAGAAAGATCATTGCCCCTGTACACGGCGAACTCAGCAAGAATCATTCAATCATTGCAGATCAGTTTGCACTCTGCATCTGTGGAAACGCCATTGGATGTTTCCTGTCCTCTTGTACGCTACCACCCAAAGCTACAGCAGACCTGTTAATCAGGATGATTAATGAAATGGCCAATGGAATTGAATCCACTGCAGCATTTCAGACAGCGACTGAGGTGGTTTCATGAAATTCACATACTCAACCATTACCCGGACACTTCATGTGTTCGGGGTAAAGATGGATCATATTTTTCACAACGTAAATGCAAGTGAAGTTGAACATCTGATCACAGATGCAAAATTCAAAGAAGCCACCTGGAGATCATAATGAATTCCGTAGCTGAATCAAAAAGGCTCCATAGAAAAATAAACCACATGAGACCGGAGAGCTGAAATGGGAGCATTACAGAAATACGTGATTGTAGTTGAATCCAGTGCACCACCTCATGTTGTACTTGGCCAAAATATCGGTGGCGGGATTGTTAAAGAGTTAAAAGAAATTGAGGTTGAACTTGTTTCGGCTTCAAAGTTGGCTGAAAAATATGATCTTTGCGCTGCAACCATTCGGGGTAAGCTTTCCAGTATAAATCAGGGTACTCAAGGGAAAGCTCTATATGACCCACGTCGGGCGCATGAATTACTGACAGCAAAAAGTAAAAGAGGCAGACCGAGAGTTAATTAACTCTCGCTGTCATTGAACATCTCAACCAGATCCTGTGCATCCGGATTATAGTAAGTGTTAATCAATATCCCTATTGTCTTGTGTCCGGTAATTTTCGCCAGAACCTCTACAGGCAGCTTTCGGATCCTGACCATTCTAGTGATGGCCTCATGCCTTGAATCATGAAAGTTAATATGTTTCAGACCTGCTCTCTTTTTCGCTCTTACCCAGGTTGTACAGCAGATATCCTTACTCAGTGGAACAAGTTCATCCGCATCAGCCGGTAACAGTGAAAGTAACCGTTTTGCCTCTCTGGATAATGGTACGCTCCTGGATTCACCATTCTTGGTCATAGGCAAATAAATAAAGCCCTCTCTTAAGTCAGCCTTCCTCATAGCCAGGATTTCACCCTGTCGCATTGCCGTTTCAATCGCAAACAGAAATGCCCAGGCAACATAATGCTTTGACTTAACCGGTGTAGTATCACCATTCCACTCAAGAGCTTTAAGCAATATCTGCTGATCTTCCAGTGTCATTCTCTGATTTCTTGATTTTTCCTTACTAGGCATCTGAACTGAATGCCAGACATTCGACTCAATTAAAAAGAGTTCTTTCATTGCATAGGTAAAAATAGCTGAATAAATTGCATGCTCATTTCTGACTGTAGCAACCTTAACTACTTTTTTTCGGTTATTTCTCCACTCCACAATATCTGCAGGTTTAAAATCATAGATAGATTTTTCAGCAATATTTGGTGCAATCCGCTCAAGGTTTTTTATTTTGAGTATAATTGTCCGAGCGGACCGCATATGTCTACCATGTTCCTGATAGTATTTCTCACAGAGTTGACTGAATGGGTATGCCGGTTTGATACCGTTATCCAGATCTGCCTTACCGGTTTTCAGTTCCAGAAGTTTCAGTGATGCCCAGTGCTCACATTCTTTTGGTGTATCTCTTGTAGCTGAGTAACGTCTGTTCTGAAACGTGACTGTGATCCGCCAACTGGACCCGCGTTGAATTGCTTTTGGTAGCTTCAT